TCGGAAGACCCTAAGTTAACACATAGTTGTGCAACTAAGGTAATCCATCCCAAATTCGGTGAGGGAAAACCGATAGTAGGTGAGCATGCTGAACCAAATAAAGAAGGTGAAGTTGCTTGGTATCGGGTTATGTTTGAACACGGAGTGGAAATGTGTGAGACTTATGCTCTAGAGATTCTAGACGAAAAGCATCACGGCAACCATTCAAAAAAGAAATATTAGGAGAAACTAAATGGCAGTCGTAGTCGATGTTTTAAAACTTACTCAAGTCCAAGGGGTATGTGCCGTTCGCGGTACAGCTGCGACAGGCACCATTGCTCTCGCAACCACTCTGAAAAAGAGTACGGAGACACAGAGTTCACCAAAGGCAGATATTAAAGCAATTCATTGGACATTATCTGCAAGTGCAAGTGCTAAGATACAAAGGAATAGTGATGTTCTCTATGAATTAACAGAGAGTGGTTCACTAGATTTTTACGGATTCAACGACAATCACCAGAACGACCAAGATATAGAAGTGGTTATTGCTGGTGGTTCGGGGGGAACGGTAATAGTAGAGACTGCTAAGGTTAGTGGATATGGTTCACAACAACACCAAGGCGCAGATGGGAGCTTAGGATAATATGAAACTTATAACTGAAACAACAGAAGATATTAAATATCTTAAAGAAGAAAAAGACGGTAAGACAAACCTTTTCATTGAGGGTGTCTTTCTCCAATCTGACCTTAAAAACAGGAACGGTAGAGTATACCCACGCGAAATTATGCAAAGGGAAGTCAACCGTTATGTAAAAGAAAGTATAGACAAGAAAAGGGCAATGGGTGAATTAGGACATCCAGATGGCCCTACAATTAATTTAGACCGTGTATCACATATGATAACTTCTTTGAGAGAAGACGGTTCCAATTATGTTGGAAAAGCAAAGATTCTTGATACACCTATGGGAAATATCGTAAAGAACCTTATAGACGAAGGTGCCTCCCTTGGTGTGAGTTCCAGAGGACTTGGAACTTTAAAGGAAAAAAATGGCATAAATGAGGTTCAAGATGACTTTGTACTATCAACTGCTGCTGATATAGTCGCAGACCCATCCGCTCCAGACGCCTTTGTAAGAGGTATCATGGAACATAAAGAGTGGGTTATGGTTGAAGGTGCATGGATGGAACAGGACATTGACTTAGCTGTAAGGCGAATTAAGAAAGCCAATGGCCGTGAACTGGAAGAAGCAAAGATGCAAGTGTTCAGTTCATTCATGGATAAGTTATCAAAAATCTAAAGTTTTATAAATAAATACAGTATAACGCAAATCTCAAAGGAGAAATTAACATGGGCGTAGAAAGCAAAATAAGAGAATTACTCGCTAAGGGAAAGGAAGTAGAATCCGCTCTTAACGAGGAGACTCAAGAACTGGATGAGGCAGGAGCTGCTGAGAATCTAAAACCAAACGCAACTGGTGGTGATTCAAGTAATCCAACTCAAGGGAACTCTAACCCGAATCCAGCAATACAAGATCTAAGTGGAACTGGTAACCCAGAAGGCGGATTAACTTCTGCAATAGGGCCCGCTTCTGCATCTAAATTAGGTGATGCACCAAGACCTGCTAACACAGGCGCTGGTAAGGCACCAAACTACAATGATGGGGAAGACCCTAAAAATGTAGTTGCTCAGAAATCTTCTGAAGGTATCCGTACCCAGAAGGAAGAAGAGGAAGTAGAGGATGAAGTAATCGCTGAAGATGAAGTAGACAACGAAGAAGAAGTTGTTACTGAGTCTGAAGTAGAAGAAACCGAATCAGAAGAAGAAGAGGAGGACACAGAAGTGTCAGAAGAACAAGAAGAAACTTTGTTTGAAAACGACATCAAAAACCTTTTCGCTGATGAGGAACACCTCTCAGAAGAGTTTAAAGTAAAGGCTGCTGAATTATTTGAAACAGTAGTCACCGCAAGACTCGCTAACGAAATGGAATCCATTCAGAAAGAACTTGAAGAACAGTCAAATGTTGAAAGAGAAACTTTCAAAGAAGAGATGGTTGGTAAAATTGACCAGTATCTCAACTATGTTGCTGAAAACTGGATGAAGGAAAACGAGCTTGCTATAGAGCGTGGTCTTAGGACTGAAATTACAGAAGACTTTATTAAGTCTTTGAAACAAGTATTCGCTGAACATTACATCGAAGTCCCTCAAGACAAATACGATGTGTTGGGTGAAATGCAAGATGAAATTGAGTCGCTTAAAAAGAAACTCAATGAATCTGTAGAAGCACAGATTAGTGCCTCTGGTGAAAGGGAACAACTATTGCGTTCTAAAATCATCGGTGAGGCTGCTGGAGATTTAACACTTACTGAACAAGAGAAACTTACTTCTCTAGTTGAAGATGTTGACTTTGGTAGTGCTGAAATGTTCGCTGAAAAAGTATCAGTCGTTAAAGAGAATTACTTCCCGAAACAAGAAACCTTATCTGAAGAGTCTGCGGAAAAAATGACAGACACAGTTGACGAGGCGTTCCTTGATGACGGTGGTACGGTTAACAAATACGCTCAGGCGATTTCCAGACAACTTAAAAATTAAGTTTATTATAAATAATACCAATAGGTAAATAACCAGAAAGAAAATAGGAGACTACAATGTATCTTTCAGAAGAAATCCAAAAAAAGTGGAGTCCAGTATTGGATCACCCTGACCTTGGCGAAATCAAGGATAGTTATCGTAAAGCGGTAACAGCTGTTATTCTTGAGAACCAAGAGAAGGCATTGCAAGAAGAGAAAGGAATTATCTCGGAAGCAGTTCACGCAAACAACATGTCATCTGCTGTTGACACTTATGACCCTATACTTATCTCATTAGTAAGACGAGCTCTTCCTAATTTGATGGCGTATGATGTCTGTGGTGTTCAACCTATGACTGGCCCAACAGGTCTTATCTTTGCCATGAAGTCACATTATACTTCGCAGACAGGAACAGAAGCTCTGTTCAACGAAGCGGATACTGACTTTGCTGGTACAGGTACGCACGCTGGGTCTAATCCAGTTGATGGCACATTTACAACTGGTACTGGTGTAACTAGAGACAATGCAGAATTGTTCGGTGACACGGTAACCTTAAACCAAATGGCATTCTCAATCGAGAAGACAACTGTAACCGCTAAGTCAAGAGCACTAAAAGCAGAATATACTGTGGAACTTGCTCAAGACCTTAAAGCAGTTCACGGTCTTGACGCTGAGTCAGAATTATCAAACATTCTGTCACAGGAAATTCTCGCTGAGATTAACAGAGAAGTTATTAGAACTATCTACAAAGTTGCTAAGACAGGTGCTGCTTCGACTGCATCCGCTGGAACTTTCGACCTAGATGTTGATTCAAACGGAAGGTGGTCTGTAGAAAGGTTCAAGGGTCTATTGTTCAATATTGAACGAGATGCTAATGTAATCGCTCAAGATACTCGTAGAGGAAAAGGTAACTTTATCATCTGTTCTTCAGATGTTGCCTCTGCACTTTCAATGGCTGGTGTGTTAGATTACGCTCCTGCTCTTGACACTAATCTTAATGTCGATGACACAGGTAACACTTTCGCTGGTGTTCTTAACGGACGCTACAGAGTGTATGTTGACCCTTATTCTGCTAACACAGGTGCTGCTAGTCAGTTCTATGTTGCCGGTTATAAAGGAACATCACCTTATGACGCTGGTCTGTTCTACTGTCCGTATGTACCTTTACAAATGGTTCGTGCGATTGACCCATCTACTTTCCAACCGAAAATCGGTTTCAAAACTAGATATGGTATGATTGCTAACCCATTCGTTACACAATCTGACGGTACAACTGACGCAGACACATTTACTGCTGATAGAAACCAGTACTACAGGTCTGTTAAAGTTACTAACCTTATGTAACAATAAGAGTTGGGACAACCAACCAGTAAAAACAACAGTTTTCAAGGGAGTCTTCGGACTCCCTTTTTTTTCGCTTGACATTTGTTATAAATAGCAGTATAATAATAACTATTTTAGGTTTAGAAGAATGGCATATACACCAACACCAAATATAACAGAAGGTAATTTCTCTGCCCAATCGGGGACTGAACTTGATTATCTTAGACCTAATGGGTTTAAGTTCCAAGTCCACAATCTTCCGAATGTCGCGTTCTTTTGCCAAGGTGCAAACATTCCAGACATGACTATTGGTTTTCCAGTACAAACTACACCCCTACAGGATATACCATTTCCCGGCGATAAACTTACTTTTGGAGACCTAAATATAAGATTCTTGATACAGGAAGATATGACAAACTATATCGAATTGTATAACTGGTTAGTTGGATTAGGATTCCCAGAAAAACATTCTCAGTTTGCAGAGTTTGTTAAATCCCAAAAGTGGAGAACTGGTGGACAGAAAACATCCAAACAAGAATCACTTGGACAGGTTAGTGACGCGAGTCTATTTGTACTCGACTCTAACAATAATCCAAATCAAGAAATTTTATTCAAAGATGCTTTCCCCATTGCATTGAGTGGACTAGACTTTGACATATCTGGTGGAGACTCACCATACTTTGTTGGACTTGCATCTTTTAAATACAGGATATTTAATATAAAATCCGTAACTTAACATTGAAGGATATATTATGGCTACATTGAATGAACTTCAAGATATGTGGGCTGAAGATTGTAAAATCGATGAACTAGACCTTGGTTCTGAATCTACTAACACACCAAATCTTCACGCAAAATATGTGACCCACCTCTCTAACTTCAAATTACAATTGAGGAAAGCGCAGGCGGACTTGGCAAGACTTGAAAGAGTTAAGTCAGAATACTTTCGTGGAGAACTATCCAAAGAGGAGCTTGACCAATTAGGTTGGGAACCTTGGTATAAAAATTCCGTACTTAAATCTGACATGAGAGCAGTATTAGATGGAGATGGGGATATTATCAAACAACAAGATAAAATTTGGTACTTAGAAACAACAACAGATTTTCTGGACAGGGTATTGCGTAGTTTAAATTCGAGAACTTGGGACATCAAAAATGCTGTTGAATGGAACAAGACGCAATCTGGCCTATTATGATCTTTATAAAACAGAAAGACCATGTGCATATGCATGTGGAAGCTTCCGATGAAGGTATAACAAGAGAGATATCAGATTTCTTTACCTTTGAGGTGCCTGGCGCCTCGTTTATGCCTTCCTATAGGAACCGACATTGGGACGGAAAGATTCGTTTATACAATCTATCCAGACGCGAACTGTATGTTGGTCTTTTGCCTTACCTATTAGAATTTGCAAAACAACTTGAGTATGAAGTCAAGTTGGAGATGGGTGAGATTGGTGAA